GTTCAGGTATCGCAGCAGCAGTTTTGATCATCGCTAAGTATCAGTATCAAAGTGGATTTGTAGCTGACCAGGAGATAAATATGTTAGCCTGTTTAACTGAAATTATGGTGGAGTGTGATTTCAAATGATAGATGAACATGGTTGGACACAAAAGGATCCCATCAGTGATACTGAGTGTATCATTCGGTGTCTACAGAACACGCCATGTGGTATTGACAAGAAACAAGTTGACCGTATTATTAAGGAGTTGAAGTCTAATTATGAACGTTAAAGTAATCCGTATGAACACGGGTGAGGAAGTCATCGTCACCCTTTTGAATGAAACCGAGGACTCAATCGAGATTGAGAATCCTCTGGTAGGAATGCCAACTCAAACTGGTCAGATTGGATTTGGACCTTGGGCACCATTGGTAAAGAATGATGACTCCATCACTCTCAGTAAGAGTTACATCGTCTATCTTGCAGATGCTCAGGTTGATGTAGTTGAACAGTACGAGAAGATCTTCTCCCCTATTGAAACTCCTAGTAAGAAATTGATCCTATGAAGAATCTAGTTGTTTTATTTCTCCTTCTCCTGATGGGTGCACCAGCTATGGCTGGATACAGTAGACCTGGAGGAACACGACAGAGAACCTGTTACAAAGAAGTTTACAGAGAAGAGTATATCCCTGGTACCCGTGAACGTCCTGGACGAGTTCGTAGGTGGACAGACACCAAAGAGGTTCCCTGTGGGGGAAACGGTGGTCGTACCCGTGTACAACCTTCTGATGATGTGGATGATAACTCCTGTGTGGAAGGTTCCATTCTTGGTGGTATTGCTGGAGCCGCAGCAGGTGCTGCACTATCCAGAGATGAAGGTCTGTTGATTGGTATCCCTCTGGGTATTGTCACAGGATCCATGGTAGGATGTCAAATTGATGGTGGTTGATTATGGAACTGAAAGATTGGTTGAATTCGATTAACTTTACTAAAGACAATCTTTTAGAGGAGGACTCCTATCTTTCCAAGGAATATCCTCCATATATTATCAATAAGTGTCTGTCAGGTCACATGGATTGTATTATGCAAGCCAATGAGATGAACAAGTATCACTTCCTTGATAAAGATTTACAATATAATTTTTATCTAAATACTCTGAGAAAGAGGAAGAGATTCTCTCCTTGGATTCGGAAGGAAAAAGTATCAGACCTTGATTATGTGAAACGTTACTATGGTTATAGTAATGATAAAGCATCTCAAGTATTGAAGATTTTGACTCCTGAACAAATCGAATACATTAAACAACGACTTGACATTGGTGGAAAGAAATGAGTCAAACTATTGAACCACAAGTACAGTGGTCACAATCTGAAATGGTTGAGATTACTTTGAACGAACCAGATGATTTCCTGAAAGTGAGAGAGACTCTGACTCGTATTGGTGTGGCTTCTCGTAAGGAAAAGAAGTTGTACCAGTCTTGTCACATCCTCCACAAACAAGGTAAGTACTACATTGTTCACTTCAAAGAACTCTTTGCTTTGGATGGAAAGTATTCCAACCTGACGGTGAATGATGTTCAGAGACGTAATCGTATCACTCGTCTTCTGGTAGATTGGGGACTCATTTCTGTGGTGAGTGAAGATGCAATCATGAGTATTGCTCCACTGAATCAGATCAAAGTTCTTCCTTACAAAGAGAAAGGTGAGTGGACTTTGGAACAGAAGTATAATATTGGGAAAAGAAGTAAGGAAACCCCCCAATAAACAGTAGGGAGTTCCGACTCCCTTTTTAATGCTATGTTGTATAATTAGTATGTGGTCGTCGAAAGAGTCCACACTTAACACACTCGCTTAATAAGGAGTCACTATGTCGTATCTTTCAAAGTACAACTCTGCCAACATCAATCAGTTGATGGAACGTCTGCAGAGAAACACGATCGGAATGGATACTTACTTCGATCGTATCTTCAGTTATGAAGCACAATCTTATCCTCCATACAACCTGGTTCAGGTAAATGAGGATGAGTCTCGTCTGGAACTTGCACTGGCTGGGTTCTCTAAGGACGATGTTAAAGTTTACACAGAACGAGGAAGTCTCGTAGTAGAAGGTAGTAAGAATAGTGAAGACGATCGAACCTATGTCCATAGAGGTTTGGCACAACGTTCCTTCACTCGTAAGTGGAACATCTCAGAAGATACCGAGGTCAGTGAAGTGACCTTTGATAATGGTCTTCTAGTTGTTACTCTTTCTCGTGTTATTCCTGAGTCCCGTAAGAAGAAGTTCTTCCTTGGTGGTGACTGATAAATAATACGGGGTAACCCAAATGTCGTCGCAGAAAAGACCCCTGGCTAAATCCAGGGGTCTTTTTGTGTTATAATAGAAGGAGATACTATCACAATATGGCAACTCGTACATACATTAAAGATGAAGTTACTAAAGTTATAAACTCTGGTGTTGTGGGAGGAAAACTATAATTTGAAATATACTATCTTTGATCAATATTGTTTCTTTATAAAAT